CATTTATTGAGAGCCATGATTTTATCATAGCTCTCTTACCATTTTTTATTCATTGGCCAGCGTCAACTTAACTGCCGCCTCCATCGGCCCCTTTCACTGTGATGCCAGCGGCGGCCAGCGCTTCACGGAACGCGCCAACCACAGCGCATGTGTTCATCATGTCAGCATTCAGGCTGCCATCATCCAGGCGATAAGTCACCGTTCGCCAGACCTTGCTCACGCGCACAATCTTCCGGGCCCGTTCCAGATCGATAGCGTTCTTCGTGATGCAGTTGATCGTCATATCGCTTTCTGTGGCCACATCCTTCGCGGTGAAGGTCCGGTGCGTTTCGAGATAACGCAGAATTGCCTGTTTGCCTTTCATCTCACACCATCCCGTTAGATTTGTTGCGGTTGTACTTGGCCTGAAGCAACTGGATAGGAGTCGGCCCGTGCTCGGCTGCCGGTGCTGCAATTGCCCGGCGTACCGGCGGAACTGGCTTACCATCGGTGACGCGCTTCTCCCACATGTCCAGCAGATCGCCAGCCTCGCGTGCCAGCTCACCATGCGTTAACTGGCGCTCTGTGCTGCGGTGGCGCAGTTCGACGCAGATGTGGTACATGACCGGATGCGACCAGGGGAATTGCTCGCTGGAGGTGAATTCGAACGAACGGTTACGCCAGTCCCAGTATTCGGCGATCACCTGGTCAACAGTGATGCCCAGCGCCCCGCCACTCTGTTTGCACCAGGCGACGAACTGGCCCGGCGACGGCAGGAATGGACGCTCCTGGCTGCGGGCAATGCGCATACCAGCATCGACCTGAGCCATGGTGTGGATCCCGTTCTCCTGAAACGCCAGCAGCCACTGACGACGGAATTCGTTCAGGTCGTCCTGGGTGCGGAAGTTCGCCATGCTGGCCGGGAACGCGGCGCGCAGCTCGTTGAACAGCTTGTTGAATACCTGTGCAACCTGCTCGACCGGCGCGCGCTCCTGGTACTGATCTGGCAGGTTATGTGCCATGCGGCTCATCTGCTCTCGGTCGTGGTTACGCATCTGCTCTGCAAGAGATTTCATCGCATCACCCCATAGGCCCAGTCAGTGTTGTTGAAGTCCAGATCCGGTTTTCCGCCTCGCTGCTCACCACCAGCGCTGCGCTGCATCGTCAACTTGTCCCACTGCTTGCGCAGGCTTTCAGGGCTCAGGATGTTGGTCTGCCAGAAGTGGTGCTTGCTGGCCCAGTCGTACAGCGCGCAGATGTCCTGGTGCGACCGGTTGTCTATCTGGCGCATCAGGCGAACGGTGTTAGACCAGGAGGTCATGTCCGGGGCTTTGCAGGTTGGGTTAATCAGCTTCACCCTGGTGGAAATCCACTGGGCGGTTTTGAGGTCTTCAGCCGATCCCCACTTCGCACCGGATGGGGTGTAAACCGCAGCTTCTGGATGAGCTGATAAAAATTTCTTCAAACGTGCGTCAGAGGATTCGTCAGAATTCTCGGACGATAAGTTATTTATATTCTTGTTATTACCTTCTTGTTCATGATGTGCGGGGAATTGTGCGGCCTTATGTGCGGCATACCCATCTGAACCAGCGCCGTTACTGGCTTCATCATGTGCGCCTGTATGTGCGGCTTTATGTGCGGGTGAATCGTCCATTTTTTGAGCATATTCGACGTAATTTGTGATGGTGATCACCCTGCCTTTTCGCTTCTCTCCCTCTATGGAAATCATCCCTTCGCGCACGAAAACTGACAGCATTCTCTCCACTGCGTCGCGGCTTGTCGGGTTGCCCTGACGGTCACACAACTGAAGGCCAAGATCTGCAGCAGTGACGACCAGTTGACCGGGTTGCAGAGGCCATTGCTTGCCCTTGAAGAATGCCGTGTATGGCTGTCTGGCTGCGTCAATGAGCAGGTTCTCCCACAGCGCGCGCAGGAAAACATCCTTAGCCCAGGACTTCTTCTTGATGCTCCGGTACAACGGGACGTAACCAGACTTCTGGTTCTCCATCCTGTTGCTCCTTGCGGCTGAGTGCGCCGCGAAATTAGCGTAAGCGACGTTCGACACAGTTAAACCTCCTGCGCCTGGCGTTTTGGATTAGCGTTTGTCATAATGACCTCGCAATTGACTGACGTTTGTTGCACCAGAAAGTCGGTTCTGTTCGCGCAGACCGGCTTTCGCCATTTCTGTAGTTATCACATGACCCCCAGCATCGACGTAACCATCGTCATCAGCGGCCCTACCTGCTCAGGCATGAGACGGAACAGCGACGCTATACCCTCGCTTACCTCTTTCAGCTTCTGATGCTCTGGAGCGTCCAGCAGCACGGCCTGTTTAGCCTCTGCGAGTTCTTTCTCGGCCTCAGCCAGGCGTGACATTTTGCAGTCAGCACCGATCAGGCGAGTGCGATACTCAATCGGCAGCACGGCCATGATTGCGGGCGTCAGCTGGCGCACGTTCTCGCGGTACTGTTCTGAGTCGAAACGGTTATCCAGGAAGCGGAACAGTTTCTGGCGGGCCCGGCTGATGTCTTCCGGGAAGCTGATAGCGGTCCCGCCCTGCTCACGGTATTCGTTGATGATCAGCGCAGAAACGACGTCCTGATTGTCCAGGGCCGACGACCATGCACGTACCGCATCGCGGATCTTTTCATGGTCTGGCGCCGCCTTAGGTTGAGCGCGGTTTATCATCGCTCCCGGGTGTATTCCGGTATTGTGTTGATACGCAAGTGAATGCATTGCTTTCCCTCTCGTGGTTAGGCCGCAGTATCACGCGGCGATGCGAATACCAGGCTTTCTTTGAGGACCGGGGCCTGGCGGTGAAAATTCTTCGTGCCTTTCTCGATAGCTGATGCCATTTCTGGAGATGCCCGGCGATTTCCGTAGGCAATCTGGTCCAGGTAACCTGGCGTCGTGTTAGCCAACTTTGCGAGCTGCGCCCATTCGTCGGTAGTGGCGGCCTTGCGCCAGCGGTGTAGTTCAGTGCTCATTGGTGTCTCCGGGTGAGTCGTTTGATTTGGAGTTTAGCGTTATGCTAAATACTACGCAAGCATCATTTAGCAATTTGCACATTTATCATTTTGCTAAAAGCAGTGACAATGCAGGTATGGAAAATAAAGAAATCAGAAAAGCCAACCTGGAAGCGCTGTATGAGAAGCGCCAGCATGAGTCTGGAATGACCAAGGCGCAGTTCGCCGAGCTCATCGAGACAAGTCCGGCTGCGCTTAGCCAGCTACTGGGACCAAACCCTCATCGCAATATCGGCGATAAGATGGCTCGCAAAATTGAAACTGCGCTTGATCTGCCTTTTGGCTGGATGGATGTTTTACACGCCAGTGAAGAACCTTCGAACGTTGCATTTCGAGGACTGAACGAGACAAAAGGAAGTTATCCTGTAATCAGCTGGGTAAGCGCGGGGCAATGGATGGAAGCTGTAGAACCTTATCACCGAAGAGCGATAGATCGCTGGTATGACACGACTGTTGACTGCTCAGAGGATTCATTCTGGCTGGACGTTAAAGGGGATTCTATGACCTCCCCGGCCGGACTGAGCATACCCGAGGGAGCAGCGATACTTGTCGACCCTGAAGTCGAGCCGCGCAACGGAAAGCTGGTTGTCGCGAAGCTAGAAGGCGATAACGAAGCGACATTTAAGAAGCTTGTAATCGATGCCGGCAGACGCTTCCTTAAGCCACTTAACCCCGCATATCCAATGCTAGAGGTTAATGGCAACTGCAAAATTATTGGCGTTGTAGTTGATGCCAAAATACTCAACATCCCATAAGCTCAAGCAAAACACCTCAAGCCCGCCATTGCGCGGGCTTTTTTACGCCCTAAAGTCCTGCCATGTAAATTTTTAATCGCTTATTAATCAATACGCTAAATAAATCTCGCCAACAATTTAGCATTTTGCTATTGCGCATAATTTAGCATCACGCTAAATTTACCCCATCGAAACGAAACATCGACAGCTGAGCGAAGTTAGCCAGCGGCGGACAGCAAGTCGCCTGCTTTTTAACAACATGCAAAGTCGGAACAGCACTCGGTAATCCTGTTTAGACCCCAACGTACAAATTCGGCATAGCACCGGGCGCGATCCGGTCGGTGTGAGGCTACCCCCTCGCGAGAGCGATAAAGGCGTGGGAACGGGCAACACTGGCGGGATGAGAGGTGCGAAGCGCAAAAAGATTTATTCCAGTCCATTCGAAGTTGAGTGGGCTGGGCTGAATTAAGCATTTCTCCCGCATCAGCGGGTAACGACAGAGGAAAATTTCATGTCTTACATCACCGAAAACATCCACCTACTCTCACACTTCAACCCTGACCCAGCAACTATCGCGAACATGAAATCGCTGGTATTGCCATGGGCAAAGAAGCGATTGAGTGAGTATCAAGAGCTATACGCATTGTGCCCAGAAGCGATATTCGGAGACGAGATTGAAACGCTAAAAGCTGGCATAGCAGTTTGCGAACAGAGATTACAAGCCGCCTAACCAGCGGCTTTTTTCATACCTCACCGTTCTCGATGAGTGCGGTTAGTTATGACAACCGGCGGCCATCCACCGCCAGCATATTTTTCGCACAAGCGCAGAAGTCTTGTATTAACCGTTCGGCGGCGCGGCCTTAAGCGCGGAGATGATTATGACAATTGATATCGAATTTAAATGTAAAAGTGCCACGGTAAGCGGTAGCAAATGGAACGTGGTTAACGTCGAGATTGACTCGGTTGACGTACACGAATTGCTCGAAGCTATTGGCGATAAGCGAGTATTCGAAAGTATCGATCTTGATGACTACATCGACTCGGCAGAGTCAGCTGGGCATACCGATGACATTCTGGATCGCCTTGACGCTGATGAAGTAATTGAGTGGCTTCGCAGGAAAGGACACCTGGAGACTGAATCATGATAGTCACCCACAACGGCAAGCAGTACACCGCAAAAAAACTCAACGATAACGAGTGGCAGCTGACATCGGTATCGGCACCGCGTGAAAAACTGGTGCTTAACCGCTGGCAGATGCATATCGCTGGACTCCTGAAACAGGTTGAGGTGAACGTATGATCGGAATGCACTATGGCACCGCATCAGTGCCACGTAGCGAGGTTTTACCGGGCACAATGCTGCAACACCACGGAAAAACTTATCGCGCCTCTGCGAACGTTGAGAAAGGCCTGTACGCCTTCAACATATTCGAAAAAACCATCATCAAAAGTGATTCCGTCGTTGTGCTGCTGAATGAGCGCGGCGAGCCGATGGTTCACTGATACCAACCACCCTATTCAACCGATCGGCCTGGCATTAAGCGGGCGGCATCTGCACATCCAAATTTCAGGAGAAACCATGAGCGAAGTAACGGACTTAACTGTCATCGAAATCAAGCCGGAGCAGGCGCCAGTGCTTTACGTAGCCGGCGGCCTTGACGCTTATCTCGAGCAAATCCGCCAGGCAGTAAACGAAGTACCGGACCTGTCCACGAAGAAAGGCCGTGACCGTGTCGCTTCTCTGGCGGCGCAGGTGTCCCGCAGCAAGACGGCAATCGAAAAGCCTGGCCGTGAGTACCTGAAGCGCCTGAAAGAGGCTGTGCGTCCGGCTGAGGCAGAAATTAAGCGATTCGTTGATGCATGCGACGAGCTGCGTGATGCCACCCGCCGCCCACTCACCGAATGGGAAGCCGAGCAGGAACGAATCCGGGTGGAAGAAGCCTGGAACGCCATGCATGAAGAAGCGCTGGTGATGAACAAGATGTTCGATGACCAGCGCGCCGCGCAGATCGAAGCAGACCACGAAATGGCTCTGCTGATGAATGACAAGTTTGACCGTGACCGCGAAGAGCAGCGCCGCGTGGCGGAACAGGCTCAGCGTGAACGTGACGAGCGACTGAAGCAGGAAGCGGCAGAACAAGCACGCCGCGATGCCGAAGCTAAGCACAAAGCAGAGATTGAGGCAGCAGTGCGCCGTGAGGCTGAAGAGAAAGCTCGCGCTGAAGCTGCGGAGCGCCAGCGCATCGAAGCGGAACAGCGTGCGGCACGTGAGAAGCAGGAAGCGGAAGCTCGGGCAGAACGCGAAAAAGCTGCGGCAGTGGAAGCCGAGCGCCTCAAGGCAAAACAGGCAGAAGAGAAACGTCTGGCCGAAGAGAAGCGCATCGCCGACGAACAGGCTAAGCGTGAAGCTGACGTGAAGCACCGCAAGGCGGTCGGAGCCAACATCGTTAACGCGCTCACCAGCCACACCAGTTTAACCCGCGAACAGGCTATCGAAGTGCTTACCGCACTCAAAGATGACCTGATCCCATGCGCGAAAATTCATTACTGAGGTTAATCATGAACACATACCTCACTTACGACCGAATCGAAGATCGGCGCTGGGTTGAGCAGCAGCTCACCGACGAGAAGGAGAAGTGGATCGACGACAGGGCACAGCAAATCATCGGCATGATGCCAAATGAGCCGTCCGGCCTCTTCCACTTCACGATCCCGATTGACTCCAGTCCATACGAAGGACTTCGCAGCGATAAAGCTGGCAAGGCCTACAACGATTTCATTTCGGCAGTTGCTTACGCCCAGGCGGAATACGACTGGGAACACCGTAACGGCTGCCCGTTTTAATTTTTGAGGGGATTAACGATGGCAAACGAATTAACAATCACGGCGAGCGCGCTGCAGGAAAAAGGCATCGACGTCGCTACCTGGAGCGCGCTGAAGAACAGTATCTACCCTGGCGCCAAAGACGAATCGGTAATGATGGCGCTCGATTACTGCCGTGCCCGCCAGTTGGATCCATTGCTGAAGCCCGTTCACCTCGTGCCGATGAGCGTCAAAGACTCAAGAACGGGCAAAAGCGAATGGCGCGACGTGGTCATGCCGGGCATCGGGCTTTACCGCATTCAGGCAGACCGTTCAGGCGATTATGCCGGGGCCCGTGAGCCTGAGTTCGGGCCCGATGTAACTCAGACGCTTACTGGTGTCGAGGTGACCTTCCCTCAATGGTGCAAATACACCGTCTACAAGCGCATGCCCAGCGGCGAGATCGTCGAGTTCAGCGCCAAAGAATACTGGATAGAAAACTACGCCACCGGCGGCCGCGACACCACGGCGCCGAACGCGATGTGGAAAAAGCGCCCGTATGGACAGCTGGCGAAATGTGCGGAAGCTCAGGCGTTGCGTAAGGCATGGCCTGAGATTGGACAGCAGCCTACCGCTGAAGAAATGGAAGGTAAATCACTGGACGTAGATATTCGTGACGTCACGCCGCGCAGCACCACAGAAGCGCTTTCACCAGCAGCAAGCGAAGAAACACTTCAGGCGATCACCGATCTCTTAACATCGCTGAATAAAGACTGGGAGCAAGACTTCCTCCCGGTGTGCAGCGACATCTTCAAACGGCCAATTCTTGAGGCGTCAGACCTCACTGAAGAAGAGGCACAGAAAGGATTCAACTTCCTTCAGAAAAAAGCTAAGGCGGCAGCATGACTGGAAAAACCATTGAAGTGACCTGCAAGTGTTGCCCGGACAAATTCATGGCCCGCGTTGCTGATCGAAAAAGAGGATGGGCACAGTTTTGCAGTAAGTCATGCGCTGCCTATTGGAAGCAATATGGTCGTCGCAGAGGTCATCAGTCACTTGAAATGCGCCATGCGGCAATTGACAGAAATTCAATTGAGCGACTACAGCGCGAAACACATGTGAGCGATCCATCGAGAGGTTTCATTTACGTGGGTGGATTCGGACCATGGGATGACCATAAGGACTGCTGACATGACACCAGAAATTATCCTTGCCCGTACCGGTGTTGACGTAACCAATATCCAACAGGGCGATGAGGCGTGGCACCGGCTGCGCCTCGGCGTCATTACTGCCTCTGAAGTGCATAACGTCATTTCCAAGCCAAGATCGGGGAAAAAGTGGACAGATATGAAAATGTCCTACTTCCACACGCTGCTCGCCGAGGTATGCACTGGCGTAGCGCCAGAGGTTAACGCCAAGGCTCTCGCTTGGGGCAAGCAGTACGAGGAAGACGCCCGCACCCTTTTCGAGTTCACCACTGACGTGAAAGTCACGGAGTCTCCGATCCTGTTCCGTGACGAGAGCATGCGCACCGCGTGCTCCCCTGACGGCCTGTGCAGTAACGATTTCGGCCTCGAATTGAAATGCCCGTTCACCTCCCGCGACTTCATGAAATTCCGCCTTGGCGGTTTCGAAGCCATCAAGTCTGCGTACATGGCACAGGTGCAGTACAGCATGTGGGTAACCGGAAAAGACGCATGGTTCTTTGCCAACTACGACCCGCGCATGAAGCGCGAAGGTATTCATCACGTCGTCGTTGAGCGGGATCAGCAGTACATTTCCGACTTCAACGAAATGGTGCCGGAGTTCATCGAGAAGATGGACGAGGCGCTGGCGGAAATCGGCTTTACATTCGGGGAACAGTGGAAATGAAACGCACATCCTTCTACCGCCGGCCCGGGCGAAAAGGGCAATTCTCCGGTCTACGTGAACGCGTTATCTGGATGATTCAAACGCGCGGCCGCCCGGTGACCGGCAGCGAAATCGCTGAAAAGTTTGGCGTAACGCTGATTGAGTTTAACCGGGTAGCCAACGGCATTACCCGCGGCACCGGACAGATAGCGCAGATCGTTGAGTCGGAAAAATGGATCAACGAGGACGGCATCTGCGACCGCACTTTCGACCTCGTCACGAAGCCGAAGGTTGTAACGCCGCAGGGCAAATCGCGGCTGTTCACCCGGCGCGCCATAGAGCAATCGCAGGAAGGCAGGCGGCAGGAGTGCATTGAACGTGCCGCACGCCGTCGCCGCTTGATTGCTCAGGGCCTCTACATCGACGAAATGGAGTCAGTGCTATGAAAGCGTGGTCTCTCGAAGAGCTGGCGCTGCTATGGCGGCACTCAAACGCTGAAGTTGCAGAGATTACCGGCCGCAGCATTGAAGAGGTCGGAGATAATCGGCTGCAAACCAATATTGAGCGTAATGGCTGGGATGTTAACGATCCGGAGCAGGAGGATGCATGACCGATTACACCGGAAGTAACACGCCAGCGGATCAGCGCGACCTCTGGCGCACACCACCAGCCCTTTTCGCTTCCCTTGATGCTGAGTTTTGCTTCCAGCTTGATGCCGCCGCAGCGCCGCATAACGCGCTGTGCCGGAAGTTCATCACCGCCGAGCAGAACACGCTCGAAACGCCATGGGCTGGGATGGGGAAAAAGTACGGGCGGCTCAACAAAGAAACATGGCGAGATGATTTACGTAAAGGCTTCGCCGAAGCGTTCAGGGTGTTGTTACCACACGGTGTGCTCATCTTCAAATGGAACGAAACGCAGATCCCGGTAAGCAATATCCTGGCGCTTACCGACGAGAAGCCGGTCATCTGGCAGCGCACCGGCAAGGCTGACAAAACCCACTGGGTGATTTTCGTAAAAGGTGGCCCGCATGTTCAGGATAATCCAGCCTAATACCTGGTACGCCGATCCCCACGGCGCGCCCTGCAAAATCCTCCGCGCTACCCACGAAGTCATCCACTACATCCGCAACGGCCGCACCTGCATTGCCAGCATGGGCCGCTTTCAACACGAATTCGAACCGCTGACCAAAGCACAGGCCGAGCGGATCGCCGAAGAAATCGAAACAGCAGAGCACCTGAAGAAGCTGCGCGCCCAGCGTGCGGCATGAGGAGAGATTATGAAGAGAAATTCGGCCGCTCGGCGGCTACTTGGGATGGATCACTGGCGTAGTAATACGCAGCTCATGTCGTACTCGCATTGGCATGTAGCAGTAAAGACAGGGAGGTCTAACCCTAGCTGGGTTGCTGTTCGAACACGAAGTTATGACTTCTCCAATTTCGATGAATAACGCAACTGATAGCCAGTTATGAGCTGGCTATTGGGTGCGAAAGCACTGCTCCGTTATCCCTTTTGCCCGGCCCCGCGCCGGGCTTCTTTTTGCCTGGAGAACACAGATGAATGACAGCATCCTGGTTACAAGCGAAATCCTTGCCCGTTACAAAATTTCCCGCAGCACGCTCTATTTCTGGAGCACACCGAAACGCATGCC